TACCTTATGTGGACTTCATATTGGTCAGTAATTTTTTATAAGTTCTTTAAAAATAATAAAAATAATAAAGATTGAGGAAGTGGAAGAATGATAGATAATGAAAGTTTAAAAAAAGAAAAAGAATTTATTATTGCCATTTCAAATCTAAAGATAGAAATTATCAAGAAATCTGATAGTCTGGGAAATCAATCGTTAATTAATATCAAGAGGGAAGCGCAAGGACTATATGAATGTCTCGTATGCTTGCAATATGATGCGAAGGAGAATGAAAAATGAAACACACACTAATTCGCATCCTTCTCGCTTGGTCGCTTGTCGCTACTTGCTTACTATTCATGCAAAAGGAAGCACAGAAACCCTTGCTAGTCTATCATGCAGACAATCAAGGATCAGAAATAAAAGGGATTGTAAGCGACAAGAAAAAAATAGGCAGCTTATACACAATAACAATAAATGATAACGTGTTTGTGATAAACGAACAACAGTATCAAGAAATCAAAATCGGGGACGAGGTGAAGTTTTGAAAGTTTGGGTTGTTAGAAAATACTTGAAGACTACAAGGATGGAATATAATCAAACGTCACCATTTGAAGAAGTCGAATTTCAAACAAAAGAAGAAGCTATCGCTTATCGAGAAGCACAAAAAAGAGGCGTTTTCGATATCTATCAAAAAGAATATTAAAAAGCTATATACTAGCTAGAAAGGTGGGAAGTTTGAGAATTGAAACACGATACGGTTATTTAATAGACGCGCTTAGACGCTATCCCTTCGATAAAGAAATAAAAGAACGTATCGAAGAAATTACTTTCCCGTATCAAAATTTTGATGAAAACTGGTATATCAAAAGTAAGACCGCAAAGAATACTCCCGAAGCCTTAAAAAATGTCATTATGAAAGAAAATGATCCCGAATTGATTCGACTTTATACGCTAACACAAGCGATTGAAGAATACAAGGTGGAATGTGGAAGCACGAATTGGGAAGCTATTCGAGCCCTTTATGTGACACGTTCTAAAAATGTGGAAGGGGTGGCCCTCGAACTCTTTATGTCGAAAAATTCGGTATATAGGCACGTTATCAAGCCGTTTTTTGAAGGGCTAGAAAAGAAATATACAAGTATTTTTTTAAAAAGTCGCTAAAAGTTGGGAAAAATGCACGAAAAAAGGTGATAAAATTGTATTATCAGGAGAAAAACGAAAAAGAACTTTGAGGCGCGTTATCGCGCTTCTTACGCGGACGACAGGTTCATGGATTCCTTTGTATTTAATCGTTTTTTACCAAACAGAGAAAAGTAGTTGCATTATCTCCCATTAGTTTTTTAATTTTATATTTTCAGGCGGTTCGATTCCGCCCGTCCGCTTAGACAAGGTTTTTCATGAGTTTTCCTTGTCAACCTTTCCATTCTACTAGACAGCCCTTTTCGGGCTGTTTTTTGGTGCGTATATGAAAATTGAAACAATAAATATTGCTGATGTGGTGGAATACGAAAATAACGCGAAATTACACCCGCAAGAACAAATTGAAAAAATAAAAAAATCAATCCTCGAATTCGGAAATAATGATCCTATCGCAATAGATGAAAATAACGTCTTAATTGAAGGACACGGAAGATTGAAGGCTTTGAAGCAGCTAGGATATGATGAAGTGGAAGCTATTCGATTATCTCATTTGTCCGAAGAACAAAAGAAGGCTTATATCTTGGTGCATAATAAGCTGAATATCGATACGGGCTTCGACGTTGATTTATTAAACGCGGAATTGGAAGATATCTTTACGGTGGATATGAGCGAATACGGATTCGAGTTTTCGGAAGTGGACCTCGGTTTTTCGAGTGATGAACCGGGAGAAGAAGTCGAAGGCGAATTTCATCGGGAGACTACAATCAATCAGTACAATCTCGATTTATTTGAGCCGGGGAAAACTGAAGGACGTTTTGAAATGCCAATTCTTGAACCGGTGGATCATATCCCTAAAAAGTTACAAGGGTTTAATTACGTTCTAAACAAGCCCGATTATGAAGCGGGCGTTCATTTCTTCTTGGACGATTATCAATTTGAGAGAATCTGGCAACGGCCGGAATTTTATATTGAGAAATTAAGCGAATTTGATTGCGTGCTTACGCCGGATTTTAGCTTATATATCGATATGCCGGTAGCTATGCAAGTCTGGAACGTTTACCGCTCAAGGTTAATCGGTCAAGTTATGCAACGTTACGGCTATACCGTGATTCCTACTGTATCGTGGGGATATTCGGACAGTTTTTCGTTTTGTTTTGACGGATTGCCGGAGGGCGCTACACTTGCGGTTAGTACAATCGGGGTTAAACAAAATGAAGAACAATTTGAAATATGGAAAGACGGGATGGACGTCATGATCGAGCTGCTGAAACCGAAAAGTTTATTGGTTTATGGCGGTAAGGTTGAATATGATTATGGAGATATCGAGGTGCATTATTTTGAAAATGCAACGACAGAAAGGATGAAGCAACATGGGCGGTAGAGGAGCAAGTTCTGGAAAAGGAAAAAAATCTGGTGGCGGAGGCGTAAAAGTCGGTAGTAATAAGGTTGATAGAATTGCGGTAAAAACGTCAGATGGTACTATTCGTCAATATCAGCGCATAGGAAAAGATGGTGTAGCAACATGGGATGATTACGGGCTTCCAAAACACCATGAGGGAGCATCATTTTCAAAAGTTTTGGAAAATGCTAGAAAAAACGGAACAATCGTCAAAGAGTTGAATAAAGTTCAAACACGTAAAATAGATAAGAAAAACCAAAAAGATATCAAGGATTGGCGAGCAGAAGTAGAAAAAAGAAAAAATACATGGGCATTATTGGGGACAGGAACGCTTAACAGGCATGGGAAACAAGTCAAACACAGAGCGTTGACGGGAAAAGAAGATTACCTAATTTCGTTTAATGAATGGAAGCGACAAAACGGGAGGTAAACCATGGGTGGCAAAGGGGCGAATTATAAAAAAGGGAAAGAAATAGCGTAAAAATATCCTTTTTTAACTATATAGAATAGAATCACAAGCAATGGCACTTGTGATTTTTTTGTTTGAAAGGAGGTAAGAATTGCCAAGAGATGGAACAGAAAACTTGATTCCGTTTAATGAACGAACAGAGGAAGAGCAGAGAAAGATCCAGAGAAAAGGCGGTATCGCCTCCGGGAAAGCTCGAAGGGAAAAAGCAGACTTAAAAAAGAAAGTCAATGAAATATTATCGATGGACGTCTTCAGTCCGCAGTTAAAGGAAACGCTCGAAGAAAAGGGCTTGAGCGCTACAAATCAGACGGCGGTCGTGACGGTTCTTTTGCAAAAGGCGCTAAAAGGCGATATGCGAGCGATTGAGCTATTGGCGAAGATGAACGGTAACGAGGGTACGAAAGATAATCTCGACAAGAAAGAGCAAAAAGAACGCGTCAAGGCAATGCAACTCGAGAACAAGAAACGCGAGCAGCAGCTTGAAGGCGGGATTGCTTCTGAAGATATCATGGCTGATTACTTCGACAAGCTGGAAGGGGTGATTCAAGATGGCACTTGACCGGCTTTATACGGACAAACAAATTAAAATCTTGAGGCGTTCCCTTGCCCGTGATTGGTACATGATGATAAACCACGGGGCGGTTCGTGCTGGAAAGACCAAGCTAGACAATGATCTTTTTTTAATGGAATTGAAGCGCGTTAAAAAGAATGCTGCAAAAGTCGGGGTTCAAACTCCGATGTATATCTTAGGGGCGGTATCGTCTGGGACGTTGCAAACGAATATCTTGCGCGAGATAACAGACGCTTACGGGCACGAATTCCGTTTTGATAGGCACGGAAATTTCACGCTTTTTGGAGTGTATGTTGTAACGACGTTTACGGGCTCGATAGCGGGCTTGAAAGCCATTCGTGGTATGACAGCCTTCGGAGCTTACGTCAACGAGGCGACACTAGCGAATAAGGAAGTATTTGACGAAATTTTAAAACGTTGCTCGGGGTACGGTGCGCGTATTATATGCGATACCAACCCGGACCATCCTAAACATTGGCTAAAAGTCGATTATATCGATAAGGCTGACGGTGAGAAAATACTTGCCAATCATTTTACAATTTTTGATAATACATTCTTGAATCAACGATATGTTGATAACTTAATCGCAACGACGCCTTCCGGTATGTTTACCGAACGCGGTATATATGGACGCTGGGTGATTGGTGAAGGCGCGGTGTATCGTGACTTTAAGGAAGATATGTATATCAACGAATTGCCCGAGCATTTCGCGAAGATTTACGCGGGGGTTGACTGGGGTTATGAGCACTACGGCTCTATCGTGGTCGTGGGGCAAACTGAGGCCGGTGATGTGTATATCTTAGAGGAACACGCTTACCAGTACAAAGAAATTGACTTTTGGGTGGACCTTGCAAAAGATATAAAAGCCCGTTACGGTGATATCTTCTTCTGGGCTGACTCGGCACGTTCCGAGCACGTCGGACGATTTAACCGCGAACGGCTAAAGTGTTTTAATGCTTACAAGTCAGTATTATCTGGTATTGAAGAAGTGGCAAAGCTCATGAAGGGCGGTCGCTTTTTTGTTGCTTCAAATAAGGTTCGCAAGTTCAAAGATGAAATATATCAGTATGTCTGGAATGAGCGAACGGGCGAACCAGTCAAAGAGCATGACGACGTTCTGGACGCGGTAAGGTACGCGATTTATTCACAGCACGTTTACGATACGAGCAGCACAGTAAAAGAACGTATGGCAAGCGCGCAATATTATTTCTAAAAGGAGGAATAAAAGAAATTGGAATTCTTAAAAGGACGACGTTTTGATGAAAACGCCAATCGTCAATTCATGATGACAATCGAAGATTTTGAAACAATTGAATTTGAAAGTCAGAAATGGATTGCACGGCTGAAAAATTTCGTTGGAACTCACCGAGCGGAACAACTGGGCCGCTTGAAAGAACTGAAACGATATTATCTAGCTGATAATAATATCAAGCATCGCGACGAAAAAAGCGATAAATACAGCGCAGATAATCGAATCGCGAGCGATTGGGCGAAATATATTACTGTTTTTGAACAAGGGTATATGCTGGGGAATCCGGTCGAATACAAGAACGAAAACGCAGAAATTCAAGCCTTAATCGATAATTTTAGCAAACAAAACAACGAGCAAGATCATAACGTGGCTATTAAAACAGACTTAGCTATTTATGGCCGAGCTTATGAATTGCTAAATACGTTTAAAGACGAGGACGAAAGCGTTTGGGTGAAGTTGTACCGAATGAACCCGGAACAGACTTTTGTCATTTATGATGATAGTTACGAGCAGCGCTCTTTGATGGCAGTCAACTATTACTCTATCAGTTACGGGGACGGACACAAACGCGATTTTGTGAAAGTATATACCGATGATGCTATATACGAGTATGTGGACGATAATCAGGAAACGGACACGCTTCGACTGAAAGAAAAAAGTGAGCATTTCTTTAATGGCGTACCGGTGAACGAGTTTAGCAATAACACAGACCGAACCGGAGCGTTTGAAGCCGTGCTTGACTCTATCGACGCTTACGACTTGTCACAGTCGGAACTTGCTAACTTCCAACAAGATAGTAACGAGGCTTTACTGGTTATTTCGGGCAATCCGTTTACCGGGGTTGACGATAAGGACTTTTTAGAAGATGGTCGAATCAATCCGAACGGTCGTCTGGCTGTTTCGCAGTCGTTCAAGAAAGCAAAAATCTTAGTTCTTGACGATAACCCGATTCCGGGAGGTTCTTCGCCATCGGCTCATTACTTAATTAAAAGTTATGACACGGCCGGAGCGGAAGCCTATAAAGAGCGGCTAGTAAATGATATTTTACGCTTTACATTCACGCCGGACACAACCGATAGCAATTTCGCCGGCACACAGTCAGGCGAAGCGATGAAATATAAGATGATGGCGGCGGACAATTACCGGGGCAAACAAGAGCTTTTGTTTGAAAAGGGGCTCATGCGTCGCTTACGTCTAGCGGTCAATATCTGGAAAATCAAGGGGAATGATTCCGACAATTACAACCTTATCAATGAAACCGATATCGTATTCACTCCGAACCTTCCGCAAAACAATAAAGAACTGGTGGCAATCGTTAAGAATCTTTACGGCATTGTAAGTGAACAAACTATTGTCGAAATTCTTGAGCGCGTGACTGGAGTCAATGCTGAAACGGAATTGAAACGACTGAAGGAAGACACGGAAAAGGCGCTTGAAATGTTACCACGAATCACACAAGAAAACGAGGTAGCGGATGAACAAACTGAAGAAGCTGACAAGCCATGATGAATACTGGACGGAACGCGCTCGAGAAATATTCGAGTACGTTGACCGAAAAGATATTGATTTTTTTGTTGAGTTAGAAAAAACTTACCGGGCGCAGTCGGTGAAGCTACAAAGAGCGATTTTTGACTTTTATACAAAATACGCTGAAGATCACGAAATGACCTATCAAGACGCTATGAAGCGCTTGAGGGGTGAAGATTTAAGCGATTATGTGGAAAATGCTCGGAAGTATCGCGAGGAAGCTAAAAACAATCCGGAATTGTTAAACCGTTTAAATGAACAATATTCGGCAGCTCGAGCAATTAGGATTGAAGCCTTGTACGCTGAAGCAGTATATCGCGCTGGCGTGCTTGCCGGGGCGCTTCATAAGAGTTTTGAAAAGTATCTATACGACGTTGCAGAATATGCTTATAAAAAGGCACACGGTGGCCGTGCGGGTGCGGTCAATCGTCCAGCGTTTGAAGAAGTTATCAAGACGCCATTCAATGGTCGGAACTATTTCGAGCAACTTTGGGGGAATACTGACACGCTAGCAGATAGCTTGAAGAAGGTTTTCCGTCAAGGTTTCATTCGTGGCGATAGCCCGCAAGAAATGGCTCGAGAAATCCGAAAAGAATTCAACGTGGCACGCTCGAGGGCTGAAACGCTTGTCCGAACGGACGCGACGGCAGTCATAAACCGCGCAACCATAAAACGATATAAACGCGAAGGCTTGAAATATTATCGGATTTTGGTCGTTTTAGACAATCGGACGACTCAAATTTGTCGGAGAATTGCACAAGAGGACAAATTATATAAACTTGAGGACGCGCAAGTCGGGGTTAATATGCCCCCGTTCCATTATAATTGTCGTTCTACCATTATGCCGGATGAAGGAGAATTGAACGGGGAAGGAGTGGAAGAAAAAAATGATGTTTAATATCTGGGACCTTGTTTCTTTTGTTGCTGGTTTAATCTGTTTTTCTGTTTTGGTTTTGGTGGGCTGGTCTATCATTGCCGGACTGATTGACGGAATTAGACAAGCAAATAAAGAACGTTCAAATAGATAAGGAGGTGATCCGGTATCTTGACAAGCGGGAATAGACCGCTTTTTTTGTTGTCCAGACTATGCGGAAGACGTTAAAAGCTGCATTGTTTCGCCGCCGGGCGTAAAACGAGAATATCGATTGATGGCGTAACCATCGGAGGAAAACAAATGTCAGAAAATACACAAGCAACCGTTGAAACTGAAGCACTTGAGCAAGACGTCACTCAAGAAGAACAAGTTGAAACTAAGCAAGAGAAAACGGAACGAACCTTTACACGGGCAGAAATTGGCAAAATGCTAGCGGCTGAACGTGCGAAGTGGGAAGACGAACAAGCGGAAATTATCGAACAAGCGAAAAGCGAAGGTGAACGCTTGGCTAAAATGACAAAAGACGAGCGCGCAAAAGAAGAAGAAGCGCGACGAATTCAAGCAATCGAAGAACGTGAGCGCGTACTTGCAGAAAAAGAAATGCGAGTAGCAACTCAAACGCTCTTGAGCGAAGAAGGATTGCCGGTTGAATTCTTGGACTTTGTTATTTCTGAAACAGCGGAAGTCACCAAAGAGAAAATCGGGCTATTGCGTTCGGTATTCGATAAAGCGGTAGAAAGTCGCGTCGATGAACGCTTGGCACAGAAAGCACCACGAAAGGGGACTGGACCGGTATCGCTGACAAAAGCTGAAATTATGGCGGTTGAGGACGACGAACAACGTCAAGCCTTGATTGCTGCAAACATTGGACTATTTAAAAATTAGAAAGGGCTAAAATATGGCTGAAAATAAATTAACAACTATGAACGACTTAGGCGAAATTAAGTCTATTGATTTTGTCAACAAGTTTTCTAAAAACATTAACGACTTACTTCGTCTTTTGGGCGTAACACGTCGTCAAGAATTGACAAATGACCTTAAAATTCAAACGTACAAATGGACGACTGATATCGATAACACGGTAACGGCTGAAGGTGAAACAATTCCACTTTCAAAAGTAAGTCGTGTGAAAGATCAAGAATATACTGTAACATGGTTCAAAAAACGCCGTGCGGTATCTGCTGAAGCTATCGCACGTCACGGTGCGTCACGCGCAATTTCCGACGCTGATACACGTCTTCTTCGCGAAATTCAAAACGGAATCAAAGAAGACTTCCTAACTTACCTTAAAAAGACAAAAACTAAAGCCAAAGGCAAAGGCTTGCAAGAAGCACTTGCGCAAAGCTGGGGCAAACTAACAACTGTAAACGAGTTTGAAGGTTCTCCGCTTGTATCATTCGTAAACCCGCTTGACGTGGCAGAATACCTCGGAAATACTCCGGTCGCTTCTGACGCTTCAAACGTTTTCGGATTTACACTCTTGCAAAACTTCCTCGGTATGCAAAACGTTATCGTTATGCCATCATGTCCAAAAGGTAAGATTTACACAACAGCCGTAGAGAATTTGGTATTCGCTTATCTAAACGTTGCTAACGGTGACTTGGGCGGATTGTTCGCAGACTTCACCGATGAAACGGGCGTAATCGCTGTAAGCCGTGACCGTCACTTGAACAACCTTACTTTTGAATCTGTATTCTTTGGAGCTAACGTTCTTTTTGCTGAAATTCCGGACGGCGTGGTTGAGGCTACAATCGAAGCACCGGCAGTAGTACCTGGCGGATAATTAAGGGGTAAACGATGGCAGCTATTGAACTAGAAAAAGTAACGAAAGAAATTCGTTTATTGAAAGGAATTCCGGAAAGCGACAAAGAACAAGACGAACTTTTGGCCTTAATTGTGAAGGATAGTTTCGAGCGTATTATCGCGTTCGTCAACCGCTTTTCGGACTTTCCATTGGCAGAATTGCCGGATAGCGTGAGTTATATTCTTCGTGATGTGGCTGTCAGTCGATTTAACCGCTTAAACTCTGAAGGGGCAACCGCTGACAGCGAAGAAGGTCGGAGCTTTACTTGGGAGGATAGCTATCTAACAGATGATAACAAGGCTATTTTGGAAAGCCTAGCAGTCAAAAATCGCGCCCGTGGAATCGCTAGATTTATTTAAAAAGGGGGCGCGTATGATTTATAATGATCGCGTTGTTTTGATTTTTGAAACACGTCCGAGCGATGAATTATTCGAGAAAACGGGAAAGCGTAACAGCTCCCCGATACCTTGTATGAGAAATGCCGTGTCAAATGCTGAAATGATGGGGCTTTTTGGTAAGTACAACTTCGACACGTTCAAGTTGCACTTGCAAGGTATCCATAAGGATTTTTCCGAAGTGATTTACAAGGGCAAGAAAATGAAAATCAAAGGCAAAAGATACCATCATAATAGCACGGTGATTTATTTATGAGTTTTACTTATAAAGTTAAGGGGCTTGATAAGTTCATTCGTCGCGTACAAGGTAAACCAAAACAGGCAAGACGGGCAGTAAGCGCGGAGCTTCAACGTTCGGCCTTACGGGTTGAGCGTAAAGCTAAAATGAAAGCAGCAGTCGATACCGGATTCATGCGGAACGGTATCTTTGTTGCTCGTTTAGGAATGTTACGATACAAAGTAACGTCCCCGGCTGGTTATTCCGTCTATGTGGAGCTTGGAACGCGTAAAATGAAGGCGCAACCTTTCCTCGGTCCGGCAATGAAAGAAGAAAGTGAGGTTCTATTCAAGAACCTTCACAAAATGTTTAGGAGGTGATTTATGACTTTTGAAACACCTTCAGTAAAAGCGCTAGCGAATATTCGCGAAAAATTGAAGCCGTTAAACTTTCCGATTTATTTCAACCTTCCGGAACCGGAAACGCTAGAACCGTTTATCGTTATCGGTCAAACGAGCTCTGACACGTCGAAAACAGTCCAAACGGGGCTTATTATCGAGGATTTAGGCGTTCAGGTGGATATATTCCTTCTGGGCGATGAAAGTCGCGGAGAGGTCGAAAGAGTGCGCTCTGAAGCTATCAGGCGTATCGGAAGAAATTCGAGAATGGCTACAAATGTTTTAAAAGATAATACAGTAGGTCGAGAGGTCTATCATATCGTTTTGAATTTAACAGAAATTATTTATTAAAAAGGAGTTTTAAAATATGAGTGAAGCAGAAGACAAGGCAAAAATTAAAATTACGATTGCGAAGCCAATCGTAGGGAAAAAAGTATTTTACTTTATTCAATCAATTCACGCAGAAAAAGGCACGGGAGCAATGCTTCCAGCTTATCGTAAAGATGGTTCTACCACAATGGGCGGTGAATACATCGACGAACAAACACAACAAGGGCGTTTGCTTGAAAAAGCAACTGACGAGCACTCAATCGAGTTGACTCAATACTTTGCACCAAAAGATCCATCAGTCAAAGTTATCTTGGACGCTCAAAAAACAGGTGAATCAGTCAAAATTTGGCGCGTTATCGTTGACGAAAGCGTAAAAGACACGTCAACTGGTAAAGACACTTATCCAGCGCAATTCGGTTACGGTAAAATCACAGACGATATCGAATTTGACGACGCGATTGATGGATTTACTGAACTTAACTATACAGTCGGAATTGTTGGACGTCTTCGCGACGGGAAATTCCCGCTTTCAACGGAAGAAATCAATATGCTTAACGAAGTATATGAATACCAAAATCCAGGCGAAACAACTGGCGATTACAACAACATCACACGCTAATTTTTCAAGCAAGAGGGCCGTCAAAAGCCCTTTTGCTTTTATTTTTTTAACTAAAAGGAGTATAAAACTATGGAATTTACAGTCGGAAGCCGTGCAATCGAAATTAAATTTGATTATATGCTTATGTTTAAAGTCAATCGTGAATTATCAAGTCGCGACGAAAACGGACAACCAAACGAAGACGGCGTAGGCGCTTTATTCCTTCGAGTAGTTGAGCGTAACGATTCGGCTTTGGTTGATTTAATCAAGTTATGCGCGTCTAAAAAGGCAAAAGCAATCTCAGACGAGGAAGCGTTGACAGCTATTTCTGCTAAATTGGAAGAATTGGACGCAACAACTACCGAGCCTATCTTTAAAGCTATTGAAGAAGAAATGGTGGATTCAGGTTTTTTCAACGAAAAAGTTTTGAAGTATATCGAGAAGCTCGAATTGGCCTTGAAGTATTTGAAGGCGAAGGCAGAAACAGCACAAGATCAAGCGACGGCACAATTCCAGATCGAACAAACGGAAGCACAAATTGGAAGGTTGAAGAACGCAATCTCTTAATCGAGTGCGCCCGTTTAGGCCTAACAGATACACGAATCATTTATTCTTGCAGCAAAAGGGAGCTTGACGCGATTCGTGAAGGTCTATACTATCGCAGTATTGAAGAAAGAGAAAATCTTGTCGAGCTTGCCTTCAATTTACGATACACACTTAACGCGAAAAAAGCGGAAGTAAGTAAATTGAGCAAGAAAAAGGACCGAGATAAAGTTAGACGCTTATTCAGTCCAAAAGACAACGACAAGAGAAATAACGAGGATTTACTCGCGAAAATCGAACGATTGAACGAGCATTTCCGAAATAGACATTAAAAAAAGAAAAAAGGAGGTGAAGTGATGGCTTTTGATGGCTCAATCGAAGCCCTTATTGGTGCGGATTTAACCGAATACGATAAGGCAATGAACGAGGTCGTGAATTCAACTAAAAAAGCGTTTGAAACGGCGGCACAATCAGCTTCTAAAAGCGCCAATCAGATGATTCGTGAAGTTGGGGAATTGATGAACCGACTAGCAAGTAGCAATCAATCAATGGGCTCTAAAATCGGTCAAGGGCTGACTGGTGGCGTGAAAATCGCTATTGGTGAGCTTCAGCGTATCGCTTCTAACATTGGCGCAAAATTGCCCGAACCCTTGAGAAATGGCCTTATCCGTCTATCAAATGATATAAAAGGCATTTTTGGGACGATGAAAAACGAAATTTTGTCGTTCGGTTCAAAAGTTAATTCAGGGTTTAAAAAAGCGTTTAGTTTTGATATCGCAAACGCGATAAAATCACCAAAGGGTGCTTTTGCAGAAATGGCGAACAGTATCGATTCGATGGCGACACGAATCAGCTCAAAAGCTCATTCAATCGGTTCGGTATTTGCGAATTCTGCTAAAAATATGAGTGGACCTTACAAGTCCGCGTTTAATGACATTGCCAATAGTTTAGCAGCTTTCGAGGCTCGCGTCTTGTCAGCAGCGCAACGAGTGACAAGCTCGCTCGGTCAAAGGGTTTTAAATCCTATCAATTCTTCATGGTCTAGCTTGTTTTCAGGCTTGACGACGAAAGTAAACGGCTTCGCGGATCGAGTTAGTAACTCATTCGGTGGGCGTTTGTTATCAGCAACGAATAGGCTCGCGACACAAGTCGGAGGCTCGCTCGGAAATGCGTTTCAAACAACTGGGCAGAAAGCCGTTAGTGCTTTAACTGGAATTGTAAGTCATACGAACAGCGCTACAAGTGCTTCTAGTGGGTTATTAAAACAAGTTATCGGAGTTGCTGCTGCATATAAGGCTTTTGAACTTGGAAAACAAGCAATCAAGAGCACTGTTTCAAAAGCGGCCGAGTTCGAGGCTAAAATGAGCAATATTAAGGCGGTTACTGGCGAAAGCGAAGAAACGATGAAGAAATTCAACGACGCAGCTATTAAAGCCGGGGCAGACACAGCCTTTTCAGCAGCGGAAGCAGCGGACGCCGTGGGTGAACTAGCTAAAGCTGGGGTTTCCACGCAAGACATCCTAAACGGTGGACTTACCGCGTCGCTTAACTTGGCAACCGCTGGGGAACTCGACTTGAAGGAAGCGGCGGAAATTACTTCGACAGCTTTAAACGCGTTCAAGCGTGATGGCATGAATGCAACGCAAGCAGCGAACCAACTAGCGGGAGCAGCGAACGCTTCAGCGACAGACGTTCACGAATTGAAGTACGGGCTTTCTATGGTCGCGCCGGTCGCTTCAGGGCTTGGCTTATCATTCCGTGATACCACAAACGCCCTCGCAGTATTCGCGCAAAACGGGCTTAAAGGTTCAGACGCCGGGACATCGCTCAAGACAATGCTTATGAACTTGCAACCGACAACCAAGGGGCAGTATAAAGCAATGCAAGAACTCGGAATCATTACCGAGGACGGGGCGAACCAATTCTTCACAGCAGAAGGAAAAGTAAAATCGTTCGCGGAAATTTCTCAAGTTTTGAAAGATAAGCTGGGAGGTTTAACAGACGCAGAAAAACAAATGGCCTTGAAGACGTTATTCGGTACGGACGCGGTGCGTGCTGCAACTATCGCGATGAACGAGGGAGCAGATGGCGCCAATAATATGCAAGCCGCTATCGACAAAGTAACGGCTTCACAAGTAGCAGCAGAAAAATTGAACAACTTAAAAGGGGCTATTGAGGCCTTGAGTGGTTCGTTTGAAACGTTGCAAATCAAGGTCGGAACGGCAGTCTTGCCGGTGCTTACAACGTTAGTAAAATACGTTGATAAGTTAGTGGATAAACTTTCCAACTCTAAAGGTTTACAAACATTCCTTGACGCTTTAAACTCATTGAATCCAGCTATTAATCAGTTTTTGAACGGAACAAAAATGACCGAGGAACAAGCGCGCAAATTTGAAAGTATAATGGTTAAACTCAAACCAGTTATCGCTGGCGTGGTGGGTGCTTTTGCATTCGGTCCGGCGGTCAGCAATCTTTCCTCGCTTTCTAAAGGATTGGGGTTTGCTGCTTCTAAAACGCTAGAATTCGGAAGTGCTTCATCTGGGGCATTAAAAACGGCTAGCGGTTTAGTATCTAACTTCGCGGGCAAAATGATGGGAATTCCGGGTGCTATCGGAAGTGCTGCTTCACAAGGACTTTCGATTTTAAGTATGATGACAAGCGGAATTTCTTCAGTTATGGGAATCGCTCTTGCTGCTATTGGTCCAGCAGCTGTTCTCGGGCTTGTTGTCGCCGGTTTAGGTTTAATCAATTACCAATTCGGCCATCAAATAGATCAGTTACTAAATACGGTAACGACTAAAGGACCACAAATTATTCAAAATCTTGTTTCGGGTATCACATCACAAATTCCAGCGCTTATCGCTTCCGGTGCGGACTTAATCGCAAAACTGGCGCAAACATTCGCGACAATGTTTCCGGTTATCGTTGACGCGGGAATTCAGCTTATCGCTAGCTTGGTGCAAGGGGTGGGGCAAAACGCCGGCTCTTTGATATCTTCAGCGATAACGATTATCGGAACACTTGTAAATACGTTGCTATCAGCATTACCACAGTTGATTTCTATCGGTATGCAATTACTGGTAAACGTAACACAAGGAATTTTACAAAATATCCCGCAATTACTTTCAACAGCTCAACAAATTGTGACGAACTTTATCAATAACTTGCAAGCGAATTTCCCTCAGATTTTAGAACAAGGGATTCAAATTTTGACGAATATCGTAAATGGTATCGTTCAAGCGTTGCCAACGATTATTCAGATTGCGACACAAGTTATTATCGGATTCATCCAAACGATTATCCAAAACTTACCGGCTATCTTGCAAGGTGGTATTCGTTTAATTGTTACATTGGTTCAAGGTTTAATTCAAGCCTTACCACAGATTGTACAATCTGGCGTACAAATTATTGGGCAGTTAATCACGGGAATCGCTCAAGCCTTGCCACAACTTATTATGGCCGGAATTCAGCTTATCGTTCAGCTCGTCGCCTCTATTATTACGGGCTTGCCGAAGATAGCCGCAGCAGCGGGCGAAATTATCATGGGGTTCGGAAAAGCAGCGCTCGAGTTCATTCCGAATGCTCTTAAAGGTATAGGCGAAGCAGTAGGAAACTTCTTCGGTGGTCTATGGGATTTTGTTTCTGGCAAGTCTGAAGAAGGCGGAGCGAAGGTTCAAGCGGCAATCAATACGACGTCAGACAATATTGAAGCTCGAAGCGGAATGACAACGGCTAAAATAACCGCGGACTCTTTACTTGCAAATACGGGCGTAAGTACAAATTACCAACAAATGCAATCGAGCGTTAGCACGTCCACGGACGCTATGTTAATGGACGTCAATAATAATATGCTGGGCATTAACAATAGCGCTACAACTCAGACTACGACAATGCAGCAAAATGTTTCGTCAAACTTTAGTCTTATGAACACAAACGGAACTTTGCAAGCTCAACAATTCGCGACAAATAGCAATACGGCGTTTACACAAGCGCAAACAAATGCGACATCGCAAACGAGCACCATGAGTTCAAACGTTGTTTCAAACGTTAGCGATTTAAACGCGAACGCAAGCTATCAGCTAGATCAGTTACTTAATAACGCCAACGCAAGTACGGCCGGAGTATCGACTACCGCGAACACGAACGCTTCTATTGCAAATTCTGGAGTTGTTTCCAATTTCCAACAAATGCAAACGGGCGCAACAACCGCAACAAATACGTTAGCAACAAACGCGGAATCTGATTTCAATCGCGTTTCAAAAAGCGCGGAACAATCAAGCTCGCAGTTATCGCAATCGATTGCGAAAAATTATCAAGAAATGCAAAATACAGTTGAAAAAGCTATGCAAGCAACGGCTCAAGCGGTTCAAACTGGACTTGATAAAATTTCACAAGTTAGCAATCAAAGTGGCTCACAGATGGCTAAAGCGTTCAATGATACGTTTAGCAATATTACGACAAGCGCAGCTAGCGGAATGAACTCTTTTGTTAGCACAATGCAAGCTGGACTTTCTCACGTTATGTCGCTAGCTTCTAGTGCGAACAATAGCATTGCCGCAACGTTCAGAATCCTTCCGGTCTTATTAAATAGCGTCGGTTATAATTCTGGAATAGGTTTATATAATGGACTTGCTTCAATGGCCGGGGCTTTGTATTCACTAGCGAATAGTATCGCTTCAAATATTGCTAGAACTATGCGGTCAGCTCTCTCTATTCATTCACCTTCACGGGTTATGGATAAAATAGGGGGATTCACGGGTGAAGGGCTCTATAATGGTATGTCTAGCTGGGTGAAAGATATTTACGACGTATCGAAACAATACGCGCAAGCTATCACGGATCAAGATTACCAAACAAATAGCGTACTTACCACATCCGCAAGCGTTACAAGTGCGGGCGTTCGTTCTTCGCTTGAAAACTTGAGCGACGACGTTAAAAACTCGCAATTATCTGAACGTAAATTTGAAGTCCGTAACGAAATTGTGGGCGACAGGATTTATACAACAATCAAAGAGAAAGACGCTAGAAAACAAGCACTTTCTGAATATTTCACATAAGGGGGGCTCATGGATTTATTGATTGAAAAAGACGGTCAGGCTCGGAGATTGTCCGAGTTGGGCTTATATAATATCACGGTCGATGATTCTTCCCCGGCCGTGGATATTTCAACACGAACGGTAAAAGGTCGCAATGGTCGGATTTTCGACGGCTTGACCTATACTGAAAAAACAATAGAAGTAAAAGCAAGGCTTACCGTCCCAACGATGGAAGCCTTTTTTGATAAAAAAGACGAATTAAATCGGTACGTCTTGGGAGATGATGGTTTTTACATTACCAAAATGCACCCCGAACGCGACGATTTATACGAGTTCGAGTTGGCCGGACAAACAACGGGCGAATTGAACCTCGGAACGATACCTCATAGAGCATGGAAATATCGTTATAAGGTCGTCAATAATGGTTCGGTTGAATATGAGTTTATCGGAAAATCTTCCGTTGGCTTGAAATATAACGTTTCTTTTGGTTTTGTGACTTCGGAATTGCCGTATGGTGAAACAGTTCCGAAAGATATCACACTTTCAACAAATGCGTTTGATTATGCGGGGACGGCTACACTTAGTCAGTTAGAAGTTCCATTTATCGTAGAATTGACAGCCAACGCTCAACAAACGAATTTCTTTCTTGAGATTGACGGGCGACGGTTTACATATAATCACGCCCAAACGCCTATCCAATCGGACGACAAGTTAAAACTAAAAGGGATAGAAACTCAATTATTTACTGGTTCTACTGGTAATAATGTCAATAATCGGACGAATTTTGAGTATTTCGTGATTAAACCAAAAGCGAATAAAAAAATCCCGTGGTCTTCAAATTTTAAAGGCACAATCAAGATAATCGGATTTAAGGAACTATACAAATAGGAAGGAGGTAAACATTGCTTACATTTTATAATGAGCACGGCGAAGGTTTCGGAGCACAAGTTGAATTCACGGTCAAAAATGCCGTAAACGGTGAGCGCTCTGTTTCAGGGACTATTATTTCAAATGATAGAGTTTTATCTGGAATCGATAGGGGCTGGAAGTTTGAACTTGACGGTGAATTTTATACTATCGTTTATGCGAAACCTCAAGACCAAGGGCAAAATCTTTCCGTTTCCTTCGACGCCGTTCACCAATTCTTTTACGACTTCGGGCACTCGAACTGTTATACCGAATTCAACGGATCACATCGTTTTGAAGTCTATATCGAGGCCATTTTCAAAAATAGCGGTTATCAATACCAGATTGAACCAAGCGTGAGAGTAAACTCTATCCGAAAAGAAAACTTTGGAAATGCCAAGCGTTTAGAAATGTTTAAGGACATCATCAAGGCAGCCGGGCTCGAGTTTTTAGTTTCCGGAAAAGTCGTTTTAATTACTAAAAAAATCGGCTCTGACTTATCGACAGTCGTCCGAAAAAATTTCAATATGAATGAATTAGTGATTGAAAAGAATATCAACAAATTCATTACATATAAACGCGGGCTCGGTGCATGGAAGGATGAAGAAGACCATAGTAAGGGGCGATATACATCCGAATATGAAAGTCCACTAGCTAGTATCTATGGACGTATTGAAGGCGAACCGGTGACAGACGAACGGTATAAAGATACCGGAAAATTGTTAGAACGTTTGAAGTTTGAAGTTGATAACTCATACTCGATATCAGTTCACCTTGACATGGAAGACTTAACACGGGCCGGCTATCAATACAATCAACCACGAGCCGGTGATTATATTATGGCTATCAACGAAACGATAGGATTCCGTGAGAAAATCCGTATCGTGTCTTACGAGAGCAGCTATGACGTGACGGGACGCTTGATTAACCATAAAGTCACTTGTAACGATATTGGAAGCGTTCAAAAACAAATAAGCTCTGAAAGTTCAATCATTCGTAGCGTGGGGCAAAATAAAGAATACGCAGAAAGCGCTCTGGCAGTCGCTTCAAAAGCTCTTGCAAGCGCAGATGGAAAGAACACGGTTTATTATGGCGCAACCAAACCAAAAGATGAACCAATCGGGACAATCCGTCGTGGTGATATTCTTTACTTGACCGCGGGCGAAGAAACAGAAATGTATATCTGGAACGGTTCAGAGTGGGAGCTTAGAAAGTTAAAATTTGATACGGCAGAGTTTGAAAAAGAAATCAACAAGCAATTTGAAAGTCTATACCTTGCAGATATTAACGAAGCCAGGAACAAGGCAAATCAAGCTTTGCGAACCGCTGGTACAAATGCTGACCTTGCAAAAGAAGCTAAACGTCTTAGCGAACGTATTTCAGGCGACATAACCACTTTTAAGAGTGATTATCAAGCTGACTTGAACGGTATCAACTTAAGAATCACTCAAACGACAGCGAACAACGGTCAGATGTTCAGCGCGTTTACAAGCAATATCAACGGGCGCATGGCTCAAATGGCAAGCAAAGTTGACGAAAAAGTAAATCAAGCCGATTTTCAAAGTGTCAAAGAAACAGCTCAACTCTATGAGCGAATTTTAGGTGGCGCTGAAAATGATGTATCGAGAAATGTTTCTCGTATGGTTTTGAGCAATCAAATCTTTCAGACTGAAGTAGGGAAGTACGTTACAGATGATAATAACTTGATTGTCAATTCATTGACAATGGACAAAAATACGCTCGTTGGGAACAATAATCCGAAAGCAAGCGTATCTGTCGCAGATGGTATTTTTACAATCAAAGCGCAAGGCCTTACTGGTTATAATTGGTCAGGATTTAGTCTTCCTATTTATGTGAAGAAAATTTACAAAGATGAAACCTACACGCTTGGATTTAAATTCCGTATTCGCAATTATCCAGATAGCACGTTTGCATTTAACATCAAAAATCACGGCCTGAATAAGACCTTGCTTTCTTCTGACATTGGTAAAAATCGACCACCTATCAATGAGTGGCAGGAATTTCAAAAGACTTTCACAGTCCAAGAGGATTTCGTTTTTGGTGAAGATTATAACTATCCATTTTATATTTACCTTGCTAAAAATGGCTGGATTGAGTTCAAAGAACCTATTTTAGTTCGTGGTAGTAGAACAGGAACGTATAAACCTAGTCAATTTGACGATGCTTACAAGATGACTGAAGCAACACGAACACAAATGACACTGCTATCTAACTCATGGTCGGTTAAAGCCTTGAATGGCCCTGGGGACGTGTTAGGTGCTATCAACCTAAACCCTGACGGCTCAGTTAAAATCAACGAGGGACTAATTTCAGTCGGAGAAAAAACCTATATCCAAGACGGTGTGATCAAGAAATCCATGATTGGCAAGGCTCAAATCGGCACGGCTCATATCGGAGAAATTGACGCAAGCAAAGCTAATATTATCAATATTTCAGCGAAAAACATTGTCACAGAGGGCTTGACGGCAAACATTATACGAGGTGGGAAGTTATCATCTTTGAACGGTCAGTCGAATTTTGATTTGCAGACTGGCTGGCTTGAAATGAACCAAGCTGGAATTGGTATCAGGAATAAATTTGCCGGAAGACCTCTACAATATCTCGTATTTGAGCAAGGTTCGATTCATGGAAAAGCTGGTTCTTATACAGCGTTAATGTCAAATTCTAACAATAAAATGGCAATGGATGACGGTTCGGCCGGCATTCAGATTTGGAACGCTGCTGACAACACAACAGCTATCAACCTTTATGGAGATGAGATTGCGCTTTTGTACAACGCAGATGATAAAGATGGAATCATAATCAATAACATTACAAATGGTGTGAGTGGATTAGGTGATGTGCAATGTAGAAATGTATTATTGACTGGTTATGGAAATCATAACCTAAAAGCGTTATTTAATGATATTTACAAGAATTTGAGAATACTGCATCAAAACAAACAAAGCGCATATAATTATTCATACTCTATGTATGGTCCAATTTAATTTCAGAAAGGAAATCATGAACACAGCAGACGAAGTTATTAACGACCTAGCTATTCAACTCGCAAACAAAGCGATTGAATGCGCAAATTACAAAGCGCTATACAAAGAAGCGCAAACGCAACTTCAACAATTACAAGCAGAAAAAGAAGCAGAGGAAAAATAATATATGACTTATAAAGTAGTAAACAAATATTTACAAGAAAACAACCGTACATTCGTTGCAATTCGACAAGAAGCACCATACACAGCTTTTGACCGTGTGTTGATTGGCAATCGTGTGAACGACTCAGACGAAGATTTGATTAAGGCAGTTATTGCTCAAGTAACGACTGAATTCAATCCAGCGGAAGGCGTGAAGAAGTTACAAGAAGATTTGCAAACACAAGCTCAAGAATACGAAACAAAGCTAGCTGAGAAAGATGCTAAAATTGCAGAGGTTAAAGCCGTTGCAGATTGGGCAGTATTGGCTCGAGTTACTGATACGGAAAACCCGCTTAATCCGGTTGTGTTTAAGCGTGGACTTGAGCTTGTAGATCTTGGACAAACTGGCAAGACTTACCAACCGCAAGAGATTTTCACGCTTGTGAATCCTGGGCATATTGAGAAGTTCCAGGAAGGGCAAAGGGTCATGATTCAGGTGAATGAAGCATTCACTTATCAAGGTCAAACGCTTGAAGAACTTGCAAGTCTTGAACAAAACGGCAAGCTAGGAATTTGGAAGTGGGAGCCACCGAAGGAGCCAAAGGCAAGCGATGAGCTTGAAACTGAGCCAGTTGCACGATAGAAAGGGGATATATGCAAATCGAATTTTTCAATTTTTTTCGTAGCGTCATCCAGACCGAAGACGGACTGGTCTTGTACGCTCTAGCTTTGATTGTCTCAATGGAAATTATTGATTTTTTAACCGGAACAATTGCTGCTATCGCAAACCCTGACATCGAGTACAAGAGCAAAATCGGCATCAACGGACTCCTTCGTAAGATTTTAGGAGTCCTCTTGCTAATGATCCTTATCCCAATGTCTGTTCTACTTCCTGAGAAGACAGGCTTCGCATTCTTGTACTCGATTTATCTCGGGTACATTGCATTTACATTTCAATCCCTCATTGAAAATTACCGCAAACTAAAAGGAAATATCACTCTTTTTCAGCCGATTTTAAAAGCATTTCAGCGATTACTTGAAAAAGATGACGACAAAAACAAAGGAGAATAACACATGATTAACTGGAAAGTACGTTTTAACTTAAAAAACAAAACATTTTTATTGCGAGTGGCATTCGCACTAGCTTTGCCAATTCTCGCATATTTCAATCTCAAAATGGAAGATTTGGTTAGTTGGGGAGTTATCCTTGACTTGCTAGGAAAATTTTTCTCAAACCCTTATCTTCTTGGTTTGACGATTGTAAATATTCTAAATATCATTCCAGACCCAACAACATCAGGAATCTCTGATAGCAAACGTGCTCTTGACTATCAAGAACCAAGCGAAGATTAGGAGAAAACAATGAAGAAAAACGACTTA